TGGCGTAAGACGTAGTGCTATGATCTCTCTGTCTAACCTGAGTGATGACCGTATGCGTCATGCTAAGTCAGGACAGTGGTGGGAGACAGCAGCACACAGAGCATTAGCTAACAACTCTGTTTCCTATACAGAAAGACCTGACATAGAAACATTTATGCGTGAGTGGACTGCGTTGGTAGAAAGTAAGTCAGGTGAAAGGGGGATATTTAATCGTGAAGCATCTAAGAAACAAGCTGCAAAATTTGGTAGACGTGACCCCGACTTTGAGTTTGGTACTAACCCCTGTTCAGAAATTATTCTACGGCCTTACCAGTTCTGTAACCTTACTGAAGTTGTGGTTAGGGGAACAGATACAGTTGACGATCTTGAGCGTAAAGTTAAACTGGCAACTATTCTTGGGACTGTTCAGTCTTCCTTCACTAAGTTTCCATATCTGCGAAAAGTGTGGCAACGAAATACCGAAGAAGAACGACTGTTGGGTGTGTCGCTCACTGGAATAATGGATAATAAACTATTAACATCTAAGAACAAAGGATTGGAGAAGACTCTTGAACATCTACGAGAAGTTGCTGTTAGTACTAATCTTGATTATTCTAATCGCCTTGGCATACCACAGAGTACATCTATCACCTGTGTCAAACCCAGCGGAACAGTTAGCCAACTTGTTGACAGTGCCTCTGGAATACACGCAAGGCACAGCAACTATTATGTAAGAACAGTAAGAGGTGACAACAAAGATCCTCTAACACAGTTCATGAAGGATCAAGGTATACCAAATGAGCCTTGTGTATTCAAGGGAGATACAACTACAGTATTTAGTTTTCCTGTAAAGTCTCCCGACAAAGCTATTACTAGAAACGATATGACAGCCATAGAACAATTAGAGATGTGGCTTATATATCAAAGACATTGGTGTGAGCATAAGCCATCAGTAACTATCTCAGTCAGAGATGATGAGTGGATGGACGTTGGTGCATTTGTTTTTAAACACTTTGATGAGATGTCTGGTGTGTCATTCTTGCCACACTCCGATCACACTTATCAACAAGCACCGTATCAAGACTGTGGTAAGCATGACTATAAGATGCTACTATCATGTATGCCAGATAAGATTGACTGGTCTAAACTATCAGAGTACGAACAAGAAGATAACACCGTAGCTATGCAGACAATGGCTTGCTCTGGTGATGTCTGTGAAATTGTAGATTTAACATAAGGAGATACCATGTTACAGCCAATTAAAGGATCATATTACAGAAAGTTTCAACCTCAATCATACGCAGAGAATGACAGTAAAGCTAAGACAACAATAACAAATTACTTAGAAAGTAATGGGCATACTATCCTTGACACAGAGGAAGATTTTTCTTTTGATATAAAGAGTAAGAAGAATGATGGTATGTATTACTCTGAAGTAGAGATGAAGAACCAATGGACAGGTGATTGGAATCCCAAGTGGAAAGAGATACGTATACCTTACAGAAAGTACAGACTTATAAACAAGTACAAGAAGGTAGAGGGTGACAATACTTATTGTAACTTCTATGTCATACGTAGTGACTGTAAACAAGCATGGAGAATCAAAGACTTTCAACTTACTGAAGAGTGTTCAAAGGAAATATGGTTAGCTAATGCTAGACGATATGAATATTTCTTTCACATTCCTTACGGTGAAGCAGAACTTATAGAGGTGTAACATGGAAGAAGAAGAATTTGAAATTTCTGAATTGTTTGATGATGTGGAGGACTATGTAAATAGTCCACCTCATTATGGTAAAGGTAGAATAGAGTGCATAGAATACATAAAAGATTTTCTATCAGATGATGAATACACTGGCTACCTTCGAGGCAACATAGCTAAGTATCTTCACCGTTGGAGATATAAAAATGGTGTAGAAGATCTAAAGAAAGCACGTTGGTATCTTGAGGCTTTAATACAACAGCAGTCTAGGAAATAAAATGAACAATACAAAAAAGAAAACTCTCGAACAAGAAGCTCAAGAGTTTCGTAAATTAAAAGTTATTGAAGAGCCACCTATGTCAGCTCGTATATATCTAGCAGGTCAAGCACTGTCAGGGTTGCTTGCTGCTAGTCGTGGTGGTTCTATTAGGCTTAGTGAGGTAAAGAGAGAAGCCTACGAGTGGGCAGATAGGATGCTAGAAGATTAGTTAGTTGCTCTTTTCTTGAGGTATTTCTCGTACTCTAGGTATGCCTCAAGAGTATCTAGCTGTTCATCTGTAAGATCTTTGAACTCAACTTTTTCTCCTGTTTGTTCTTGCATCATGGCAAGACCTCTGTCAATCTTATTCCAGTTATACTTACTACCTATGTCTATCATCTTGGCTAAAATTATATCATCAGTTTCATATATACCACGTTCCATAAATGTTAGTGTAGTTGCTCTGGCATCACTAAACATATTGTTTACTAAGTTTGTTCTCCACTCTAGTGTAGGTATTATTTTACGAGAACCTTTAGCTTCCCTAAACTTAGGACTTCTCATTAGTTCAGACGACATGTGTTCTACAACTTCATGGAATAGTTGATTGTATCTATTATCTGCCTTAGCACTTTTAGTTCTTAGGTTAGCCAAGTAAGTTGGTCTACCAATAATACTCAACACCTTCTTGGTGTCAGACATTTCAACTTCTCTGTAGCCAAGTTGTTTAGCTGCATCTAATTTTATTTTCCCTGTAGCAGCATTAAACTTTTCTTCAGATATATCTTCACCACTTACCACAGCAATAATCTGATCCATATAACGTAGTGAATTGTTTAAAGTTTCACTACCTTCTTTTCTGTTGACCATCTTGTAGTCATTACCTCTGGCTAAACCAACAGCAGTATTAACAGGGTCTAAGAATCTAGTTGACCCTGATACAGCTTGAGAAAAGATCTTACCCCAAGGTTTAACAAATGATTCTCTAGCTCTACTACCTGCCGAAGTTTCCCAGTCTGTTGCAGCTACAACGACAGTATCACCTAGACCATCAGTTATCTGATTAAGCTGTCTTGTAAGTTGTCCCGGTCCAAGCACCTCTATAATTTGAGCTATCTCTTCTCGTGGTGGTGTTGTTCCATCAAGAGCGTAGGAAAGAAGTCTACCTAAACCTTTGGCATGAGATATTGGAAAGTCATACTTTATATCTTTAACACCACCAGTTTTGTCATCAATAGATTCATTCCAAGCCAAACCAAGTTCTTTATTTAACATTTCATTTTGAGCCAGTCCATATATAGCTGCTAGACCTACTGCACCACGAACAGTATTTTCTCTGATACCTCTTTGAGTTCCGGTCTTTACACCTGCTATTTGTAGAGCAGCAGTAATACCTGTTCCATCAGACATAAGAGCTATAGTGTTGTTAAAGAATCTACCAAACGGTATTAACAAACCAAGACCTGCAACATCTCTGGCCTCTTCTATAATCTTAGGTACAAACCCTGCGTCTTTATACGACAGGGCGAAGGTAGCTTTCTGTGTTTCGTATACTGATTTGTTTAGTATATCCATGTATTCTTTACTTGCTATAAATTTAGCAGCGTTGGGATCATTAAAAAATTCATTAAAGTTTTTCTTAAAACCTATTCTTAATCCTTTATCTAATTGATATACAAACTCTTGAGACTTTGTAAGTATGTCTTGACCATGTACAAAGTTTATTGTTTGCAGTATGTCAATACCCTTATCAACTTGTAAACCCATCATGCTTTTAGAGTAGTCTACATCACCACCAAAAGCTTTCTTTAAAGCGTCATCAACTTCTATACCACCATTCATAGCAAATGTAAGTTGTCTTAGTGCATCAGGATTTTTATTTGCAATGGACATGTATGCATCGTAAGTCATACCTGTATCCATAAGATTTTTCAATCTTTGAACTTGTGCTAAATTTAATTGCTTAAAAATACGTAAAGACTCTGCAGCATTTTTACCATCACCCAACATTTTATTTAAACCTGCTTGACCTAAGTAAGTTAAAGCAAGTCCTGCATCAGTAATTGTGTTTATGCTAACAGCAGAACCATAACCCACTAGGTTAAGGTAAGATGTGCTAGGAGCTGTAACAAGTAAACGAATAACTTTACGCTGTGCATCCACTACAGTTTGATTTACTTTACCTAACCAACTAACTTTCTTAGTATCTTTAAGATCTAGTTTGTTGTCTATGTTAAGTAGTGCTGCAGCAGCATCTGATATAGATACCCCCTCAGCTTGTACTCTTGATATACCTAACCTTTTTGCAAACTGACTTGCAGCATTCATTAAGCGACCTTGGTCACTCATCTTTTTTGCAAATATGTCTGCAAAATTTTCCATATTTATTTTTCTTTTACCTGCTTTATCACCAAGATCTACCATCTTGATACCAGTAGCTTTAGTAAAATCTTTTATAAATTGTTTTGCAACTTTAGGGTCAGTCTTTTTTAATACATCTGCAATATAATTAGATACACCATCTTCAGGTGTACGTTTTATAAACACATGTCCTTGCTCTGCAAATATTTGAGCCATACCTTTAATACCAAGATCATCATCACCCATTAAAAATTTAATAAAGAAATCTGTATCTAAGTCTTGAAGCTCTGCACCACGAAGTGCTTTATCTCTTAATGTCTCAGTAAAAGGTGTATCTTCTTTTAAAATTTTTAGAGCTTCTGTTGGATCAAACTTCTTTGGTACTTCTACATCTATGTCTGGCTGTGCCAGTGCATTCTTATTTTTTTGTAGTGCAACTGTACCAAATCTAACACCACCAATAATCAGAGTTCCTACACCTGCAAGACCTAGATTAATTTTATTTACTTCTTCTTGTACACCAGTTCTTACAAGACCTTTTTCATAGGCATAAGCAGAACCTACATTGACTGCCATTTCGACAGCCATGTTTGCAGTTATCTCTTTTGCATTAGACTTAAGTCTGTTCTTAATTGTATCGGGGATTTTATCTCTAGCTTCTTTTTTAGCAACTGCTTTAGTTGCATTATCTTTAGAAACTTTTTTAAATGTTTCAGTGAACACTTTATTAGCTGCTTTTTCTGCAGCTTCTGCGGCAACACCTTGTTGTAGTTGCCTTCTGTAACTGGCTATAGCGGCTCTCTGTGCTAGTTTAGCAGCAGCTTTACTACCAGTACCAGTAAATAATTTACCTATACCAAAACCAATTAGGTTAACTGGGTCAGCTAGTGTAGTTCTTGTGTAGTCTCCTACGGCTTCTAGTTTTTCTCCTGCAGTGGTCTCTCCACTAAACACTCCAGCCATGTTTTCAAAAAGCTCGTAGGCTTTACCAACATTTGCTAATTCTTCAGAGTCATCTTCAAGACTGTTCAGAAATGCAACTTCACCTACAGTTCTTACAGAGTTACCACCAGAAAAACCTCTCATGTTATTCAGAAATTTATTTACAACTTCTTCTCTATTATCTTTACGAAACTCATCGACACCAAATCTAGTTTCCATATAGTCTCTAACTGTACCAAAGTATCTATCACTGGTTAAGTCGTTTTGAGAATATGTTCCAAACTCTATTGGCTCAGGTTCTTGAATTGTTTGTTGTGCTTCATCTGAAACAGGTTTTGAATTATACCACTCTTCATATGTAACATCTGGATCAAATAATGATTTAGCCATATTATCTCCCTAAGATATACTCTGCAGCACCCTGTCCATACTTTATGTTAAAATCTTTAATAGCATCTTCTCTTCTATCATCAGCTGAAGCCCGTTTTAATTTTTCCACATCACTTGGAATAAAGACATACTTGTCAAGTTCTCCAGATACTCCCGGTATAAATAAAGGATCTCCAGTTTGTTTTAACTTATCTAAAACTATTGGTCCAAACATCACACGCAAAGGTGTTGGATCTTTGTCATAATTACTAATTGCACCACTCAACTCTACTTTTTCATCAGTTTCTACATCAGGAAACTGACTTAGTTGGTTGTTAGCATATGCAAGTAGTGAGTTATCAAATGATTTTCTTTGCTTATCACCATCTATTTTACCTAAATATGCAGGAGCTATTTCAACACCAACACCCGGCCTAGTAACAGTAGGTAAAGCACCTATTCTAGAAGTTAATGATGCTAACGTTTCATCATCTAATAGTGATCTTGGATCAGTTAATAATGTCTGACCTATAGATACACCTTCTTCATAAGCTTTCATCCAACTTTCGTCACCATAGTTTTCAGCAACAATTACTATATTATCCATTAGTTCTTGACCAGTTGGTAAAGTTCCTACATTATTACCTCTGGTTTCAATAGCATCAAGCACTGTCTTAAGTGCAGTTGGAGATGCTGCAAGTTTTGCAAGATAGTCATTACCACCTTCAACATCACCTAAAAGTCTTTTAATTTTATTAAGACCAACTGAATCTTTAATCATAGGATTGCCACGATCACCTAGGTAATCTGAAATAGTTTTACTTCTACGAAGAAATTTACTTTCATTGAACTCATCTTCAAGTCTTGCTTCCTGTCTTTCTTTAAAAGCTTTATTATCTTTTCTTTCTTCTCTAGCTTCATGTTTTTCAAAACCGTCTAGTACACCTACCCAATTTACCATTATAAAGCCTCCCTTGCCATAAGACCTTTAGGTTTTTCTTCTTGCATTTCAGGCTGCTTCATAGGCATTTCTTTTTGCATAGGTTCTTCTTCCATAGGAGATAGGTCTAGATCTTCTTCTTCATTATCTATATCTTCTAGAATTTTTTTAGCTTGTTGTTCGTTTACTTGAGAGTTTAAAGCATCCATATCCATCTTGTTATCTGAAAGACCTTCTTTATATTCTATACCAGCTGCATCTGCTGTACCTGTTATGTACTCATGTATGACTGGGCCTATAATTAAAGATGTATCAATAGTATGTATACCCTCAGCAACAGCACCTCTAAGTAAACCTTCAGTTAAAGTTACCACATCCAACCCAAGTTCAAGTAAACCCATACAGGCTTTGGTTTTTTCAGGGTCATCTAACCTATCCATGTGCCACATCAATGCATCTTCTGCATTTGAATACTCTGGTGGATTTTCCCAAGGATAATTTTTAGGTTCAGTTGTTAGAGACTGTCCCGGAATTGGTGCATTAAACATCACTCAATCCTTCCATAATAATTTTCAATACTTCTTTTTGTTATATCACCACCGCCTCTAGGCCTCCATCCGGGATTCATTTTCCACTCTTTACTATTCTTTTTGTATACGACTGTGTCAGGACTAGCATTTCTAAAAGCAGGAGCAGCTTGAATTATACCTAATCCATAACTACCATCATAACCCCAACGTTTTAAATATAATCCGTATACGGAAAGTTGTTCTGCAGGTTCCATGTTTAAAACTTCATCAGGTGTAAAACCCAGTTCTGCTAGAGGATCTTCCAGCATTTGAAACATACCTACTGCACCTGCCTTACTAACTGCTGTTTCATCACCTTTAGATTCACCTTCAATAATTTTAAAAACTTCTTGTTCAGTAACACTTGGAAAATCTTTTTTAAATTTTTCCAGATTTGATAAAAAAGCAGGGTCAGATTTAAACTTGTCAGGCATTTCTGGATCTTTTAATCTAGACACTACTTGTTCATAGGTCTTTGGTTTTAGAGATGTTTCTGTGTTAGCTTTTTTTAAAGCTTCTTGTACTTGTTCTTTTAAACTTTTGTTAGAAGCCTGTAACTTATTAAAGAACTCAGACATAAAATCAAATTTAGACTCTGATTCTTTTTCTCTACTTGGAATAAGAGACTTCTTACCAATACCTTCACCAGTAAGTAGAGCTGTATCTATCTCATTATCAACAAACTTACGTTGTCTTTTACCAAGACCTTTTTGTTGTAATCTAAGGGTTCCTTGTTCTCTAGCTGATGCTAAAAGTTTTTCATAGGTTCTTTGTTCTCTAGACATATTAATTATACCTTTTAAGTTAAGCCAAGAGCTAGTTGTGCAAATATTGACCACTTAGCTGCACTCTGTGAATCTTGCCTAGCAATAGCGTACTCATCATATTTTTTATCAGCTAGTATTAACTCTAATGCTCTTTCCTTAGCTGACTCAGAGGATTTAAATACAAAATCCATTATGTCACGTTCACGTTGCCACAGCTGATCTACCATTGTTGTAGTAAGTTGGTTAGCTACTCTTGCAGTTTCCATGTTAGCAGCATTATCTGCAGAAGTATTTATGGTCTGAACATTCTGTCTCCATTGAGCATTAGCCTGAGCAACAACTAATTTATTTTGTGTGTTAAATTGATCACGTTGGTTTTGCACTGAAGAGTTAAATTGTTCTGCTGCATTCTTCTGACCTGAATTAAACTGTGATATAGCATTGGTCTGAGTTGTATTAAACTGTGACACTTGAGATTTTAAACTGGCTAAGAATTGATTAGTTTGATTCTCACTAGATGCATTAAATTGTCTAGCTGCATTGGTTGCTGCTTGATCTGTAAATATAGACTGAGCAATCTGTTGCCCTTTAAACAACGCAGTCTGTTGTCTGTTTGATAGGTTAGTCATATCCATCTGCAAGAATGCTTGAGCATTTTGTACAGCAGCTTGTTGTTGGTTACTTAAATTCTGTTGTTCTAATTGTGTTATAGCAGCAGCTTCTGCCATGACTATAGCCTGTTTATTAGACAAGTTAGTCATGTTCATACTGTTAGCCATACGAGAGTTTTCTAATGCTACCTGCTGTTCTGCAGTAAAGTTCATGTTTGCTACATCAGCAATACGACCTGCATTTTGAACTCTTGCTTGAAACTGTTGATCAAACTCTTGACCTATAAATTGAGCACGTTGTTGTGCCGAAAGCATAGCACGTTGCTGTCGGTTTGTCAAGTTCTGCATTTCAAATTGTGAGATTGTTTTTGCATCAGCCATAGCAATGGGTAGTGCAGATTCCATAGCTGCTTGTACAACAGCCTGACCAGCCAAACTAGATGCACCAAGACCTCTTTGAGCCATCTTACCTAGAGCTGCTCTCATAGCTCCTGCTGCCCATGCAGGTGGGTTAGCACCTTGAAAGTCTTGCATCAAGCCAGACAGTTGTTCCTGTACCATAGCTTGTTGTGATGGTGTAGCTTGTGCAGCTTGAATTTGTTCTGCAAAAGCTGCAGCTGTAGTTGCATCTGCAACACCAGATATAAGTTCACCTGCTTGTATCTGTCTTTGAACAGGGTTGTTCATCATTATTGCTTGACCCTGAGCAGCCTGAAGATTACCAACTTGAGTTTGAGATGGATTCATCTGAGCTGCATTTGCCATAGCTTGTGGAGACAGTGTACCCTGAGCTGGATTGACTGCTTGCATTGCATTGGAAATACCCTGCTGAGACATACTAGGGTTTACAAGAGAAGCTTGCATCAAAGGATCAGGTGCAGCTGCCTGTGCTGTTGTTCCAACTGTACTTGCGCTATATTGTGTTGCTAGGTTAGGTGCTTGACCAGTTCCTTGAGCTATTTGAGTACCTGCTGCATTAGGATCAATGTTACTAACTGTAGCTTGTGTAACATTAGCAGCAGGATCTGTTACAAGATTTTTAAATGTAGTTGCATAACCCTGCTGTAACTGTTGTATATTTTGTTGTTGCTGTGCCTGTTGAGCTGCCTGTTGAGCTGCCTGTTTCTTTGCTGCTTCTGCCGCTGCCTGTGCTGCATCTGCTTCAAGTTGTACAAGTTCTTGCTGTGCTTTAGCTAACTGTTTTTTCTTAGCATCAACATTTTGATAGCTTTGACTAGCAGCTTTCCAATCATCATGTGGTTTATTAGCATTAGCTAACCATTTTCTAACATCATTAGCAATAGCAGCTTTATTTCCTAGTGGATATCTTCTTGTAACTGGGTTGTCTGTATTGGCATCCCCCTTACCTATTTGATAAGCAGTACCATATTCAAATGTTCTATTATTAGTTCTGTTATAACCCCAACCATATCGGGCAGGTTCAGCTCCGGGTTGACTAAGATTACCTGCAGCTTGTATTTCTTGTTGTAGTTTTGTAATTTCGTTTTGTTTTATGCTAACAGCGTCTGCCATCTATCAAACCTTTTTAATATTTATCAAGTTACTCGGTGTTACCAAGGCAAATAATCTCTTACGTCTATCCAACCCATATGATGTAGGTATGCAGTAGAGCCGACAGCAGAGGCTGAGATAAGAAAAAGAATACCTGCTATGGTTAATGCTAACTCTTGTCTTTCTATAGCATCACGTCTTGCTTGAGCCTCTGCTTCACGTTTTTCTTGAAGAACTTCCTTGCGTATTTTTAAAAGCTCTAACCACTTACTTCTGCCATACGATTGAGTTATCCACTCTTGTAACTCAGCTTCAGCTTCTGCTGCTTGACGTACCTTTGCCCAACGGTCTAGTGCAATACTATTTGAGCTTTTACTTGAGATACCTTTTTTTTGTAATTGTTTTTTAGCTGCATCTGTTGCGTCAAAGAATTGACTTATCTGTTTGCTAAGACCAGCTACAGTTTTTCCTGCAGCAAGCCCAGTTTTTAACCCTGCAAGGATTGTTAATGGGTCCATGACTAGACTCCATCATCGTTCATTATCATTCTGTTATGGTCACGGTTCATGTACTTCAGTTCTGTCTCTAGTAAAGCTATTCTTTGCTTGAGGTCATTGATAGAACTAAATGAAGCAAGCATAGCTGCCATCTCTTCCCATACCTCGTCACTGTCTTCCCATAGTTCTACTATGTCAGACTTACTTTCTTGCACATCACGTTTTAGATTGACTGTATTCTCTACAGCCATGCGACTAGCAAACTGCTCTACGTTTTCTTCTAATGATGATATAGTAGCTGCCTGTTGAGATACCCACCAGACTGCACCTGCTAGTTGTACAGCCATTGCTGCAACTAATGCTATAGGAAGTTTCATGTTTTCCATTACTTACTCGCTACTTGTGATC